GTTTTTTATGTCTGCAAAAACCGTCAACCCCTCATCGAGTTTAGCCCTGCGAATCATCCAGACACCACCCCATCTAGTGACATTCCTGCACTGTAACATATTGTGAACATTGCCTTATCCTGCATAAGCGCGCCGCCTGATGACCTCTGTCTTTCCGCATACCGTGATCGCCCGGCTTTTAGACCCACGTCATTGCCCTTCCTATGAAGTCTGTCCTATACTTGCTCTTTCTGCTAACTGTCTATGTTCCCCTTTCGTTCACCCCATTGGAACGTTCCATTTCCGTGTGGTATGGGGTGATTCGCTATGGTTTCTGCAATGTGTTCGGCCTACTATCTGATATGTCAAGCACATTCGCCTAGCGCTTTGCGCTGTCTATGGCTGGGCTAGGTGCGCACATAGGGGGTTGACTTAGTATGAACGCTGGCTTACTATGCGCCGGGTGATTCGCCCCCTTCTTGGGCCCCCCTATACCCCTCTATGGGATGAGGAACAGTTTCGAGTCCGCACATCTGACTCCCTGACAAAATTTGAAAAAAAAGATTCGAAAATTTAGCAAATCTCTTTCCCTCACAAAATTTGAAAAAAAAAGATTCGAAAATAATCCACTTGACACCCCCGCCCGCAGTATGCTATATTGGCAGCAAGAAACGAATCACCACGAGGAACAAGTCGATGCCAATCAACATCAAGTTCACGATTGAACATTCGGAGTTGGAGTTCACCAACGTCATTGACGCTGCTCACGAGGCATTGTCTGTCAGTGCGACGATGGGTGGGGCTGCAGTCAAGGTTTATCGTTGCGTGAAGTTTACAGGGCAGGACACGTTCACTTGTGTAACGATGAATTCAATGACGATGCCACCTGAGGCATCTGAGCTGGGCATGTCGATTGTTGATGATGGACTGGGATCGGATGGGAAACCTGACCCGACATCCCTATGGGATACAAGCTACGGAGGGTTCTAGGATGGCTAAGTGGGATTTCAGTGAAGATGGTGACCTGCGGACAAAATCCCTCAAGTCACACAGGGTGACAATCGTTGAGGGACAGGTTATTGTTATTGTCAATGAGGTTGGGAAATTGGTTGCGGGTGTGATTGTAGAGGTTCACGTTAGTTCTGATGGAGCACAGGTGCGATATCTTATTGACCCTGAACCCGGCTTCAACGGGAAGCCGAAGAAGTATGAGTTGGGTAGATCGGTGCCTCCCCCTGCCGGGGGCTAATTGAGGGGGGGGGTTACGCCGGTCGCTGGTGGTCCCCCTGCCGCCCTGACGGGCTGGGGTCCCCCTGCGCTGTCTTTAACCCGAGGGGTTGATTAATTCAGGAGACGAAGAATGAGTATTGCAGAAACATTTGAGGCACATGCCTTGGCGAAGAAGGAGAAGGGGCGCAGGTTGTCGCTTCCTATTTCCCCGAAGCTTGAGCAGGCTATTGCGGCTTATAAAGCGCAGTATCCGAACAAGCAGTATAGTGATACCAGTGTTCTTTCGACGATGATTATCGCCGGGTTCAAGTCTTGGTCGGCACATATTAAAAGTCAAAAGGAAACGCAATGAAGAAGTCTGACAAAAAAGAAATCTTGCAAACCGTCCACAAGGAGTTGAATTACAAAAAGTTGTATAAGCGACTCCGCAAGGATATTGTCAAGCTCAGGTATCACACTTTTGTTGACCAGTCTCCATTTGACAGTGACTATATGAATGGGACGTGGAACACCATTGAGATCCTTGAAGCCTTGGCTGAGGACCGTGAGCCTGAGCTTATCTTCCGGTTTGATGTCAGTGCACAGAACGCATTCACTACACCTGTGCTCCAATGACAATAAAGCCAAATTCATTCGGTCAGTATCGTAATATGCAGAAGGTCTCTGGGGCACAGGTTGCCAAGAATGTGAAGAAAATGGTTGGTTGTGACAACTGCAACTATATGAAGCTTCACGACAAGGCTATAACCCCAGTTCTTCATATGACGGGGGATACGTGCCCGAAGTGTCATACGGCGAAGTCAATTCGGGTCTTTGACAGCACGGCTGAGTTTCAGAGGGCGCAGGAGCTGAAGATTTTGAACGCACAGGGGTTTATCAGTGACTTGAAGTATCAGGTCAGGTTTGACCTCCACGTCCATGACTTTGAGACGGGGAAGCCAAAGAAGCTTTACACCTATGTCACGGACTTTACTTATACGGAGCCTTCGAAAGACGACCCGAACCTTAGTGATTTCATTGTCGAGGATGTCAAGGGACAGGTGGTCACCGAGACGGCTGCCATCAAGATGCGGCATATGGAAATTGAGTATGGCATCCCGATTCGTATTGTTCAACGCTAGAGACTTGAAAACTGAATATTCAATGATGGAGACTTGAAATGGATAGAGAGTTATTGCGCCGGAGGTTTGAACCCTTTGCGGGTGAGGATTACATCTTCGTTGATGATGGGGTTTATGGGGATGAGAACGTGACATTCACACAGGTGAATTATGTCCATAAGGAGATTGAGGGTATCCAGATTATGGTTATCTTCGCTGAACCTATTCCATATGAGGAGGATGTCTGATGGCTGAGTATACAGTTGCAAAGCGGGGTAGACCAGCGAAGGTTGTTTCAACAAGTGTTGAAACTGACCAATCAACGGACACCCAATCAACACCCCCTGTGCCTCAAGGGACCGGAGGGGAGCAAGAGAACAGCGTCAGTCTTGACCAGTTGGCTACGGACACGACTTTGTTCAACAAGAAATCACCAGCCAATGTGAAAGGGAAGTTGACCAATGAACTCTCAAGGCGCGAGGAGATTGAAGCAGCTATTGTCAAGGAGCGGGGGCGGTATATTGAGTCGACAGACAATGCCAAACCCGGCGTCCCCTTTAGCAGTCGTGGAGGCAATGAAGGCGCAAGCCACCCTTATGAGTTCGCAAAGCCACTTGAGATTGCTTTCAGAGCAGAAGGAGTCACCCTCGGAGGCGATACCCTCGACACAGGCTACGGTGCGCAAGAAGCCCCTGTAGAAGATAGATCTGACCCATCAGACCCACGGTCACCATCGTATATGGTATGTAAAAACGGCAACTGCCAGTATCGTATGGGCTGCCTGCGCTATCGGATGAACAACCAGCGGACCAATGCCGCCATCAGGTTCCCGGATGAGTGCAGGCTTGAAGGCTTCTACCAGTCGATTGATGAAACAACCTTCACAGGATATTCACCTGTGGAGAGTATTGAGTTGACAAGACAGCCCAAGTTCTGATATACTGAAACGAATCAAATTAGCCCTTATAGCTCAGTTGGTAGAGCGCCACACTTGTAATGTGGATGTCCTGCGTTCGAATCGTAGTGAGGGCGCCAAACAAAGGAGACAGAGAATGAAAGTTACCGTCAACAACGCCCGTGCTCAGGATAGAGATATCTACTTCAACCAAATTCAGGGGTATGTCACTGCGCATACGCAGCTTGGCCCGGAGCACAGCGTTATCTATCAACCCAATGATACGGTGCGGTTTGTAATCTGGAAAGAGCTGGATCGCGAAACCCCTGAGGGCTATCAGATTTATGTCACGGCTCAGTATCCGACTGGCGGCTGCCTCGGCTGCGGACGCAAAGCCGTTTGGAGCTAAGGTGTTGAAATGTCACTGAAATACAAAGAGGTCAAATCCTTCATTCCACTCACCGAGGCTCAAATCCAAGGTGAATACAAGAAGGGGTATGAACTTGTCTCTCACGCCGCAGTTGGCCTGACGGGTGAGATTCAATATCTCTTTGTCTATCGTGGTGGTGTCGGTGCCAACAAATCAGTCTTCGGTCAGTCATAACGGATTAGTGAAAAGGATTAATGAAATGTCCAAAAGGACCCCAGACCTGCCCCGTAATGCCCGCGACTTTTATGCCACGCCAATGGAGGCGGTGTTTTCACTCGCCCCATTGATGGGACCAAACTTGAAATTCATTGAGCCCTGCGTGGGTGACGGTCGCTTGGCCGGGTTCATTGAGAACATCTTCCCATCGACAAAGTGCGTCTATGCCTCGGACCTTCAACCCCTGCCTGAACACATGGCATCCCCCAAGGGGTTGAAGTTCTTCAAGCACGATGTCTTCAGCCCGGAAGTTGATTGGAAGTTGATTGCGAAGCACACGGGGGCAGATGTCTTCATTACCAACCCACCCTTCCTGAATACGATGGTGAGCGGTCGGCAGTTGTTCAAGCTGATTGACACCCTTACCGCTGTGCGCCCGACTATCCTACTCCTACCTTTTGATTTCTTGGCAAATCAAAACTCAGCTCCATATATCAAATATTGCACAAAAGTCTCGGTTGTTGGGAGAATCAAATGGGTGGCTGAAAGTAAATTCTCAAGCACAGACAATTTTGCATGGATGAAGTTTGATAAGCAAAATCCCAATCCTGACGGCCCGGTAGTCTTGCCACGCAACAAGTTCAAGAGCGGCGGCCTATGATGCGTATCGCTATCGATAGAATGGGTGATGTATATGGTAAACTTACGGTAATCTCAAAATCAGAACATAGAACAAAAAACGGAAATGTTCATTGGTTGTGTCAATGTGAATGTGGGGGCACAGCGGTTGTTGATGGTCGGAATCTAGCTGTGGGACAATCCACTTCTTGTGGATGCAAAAAAGTTGAAATGGGAGTCTTTCTTAATACCACACACGGTATGACATACACAGTAGAATACGAAACTTGGAATAGAATTAAGGCACGTTGTACGAATCCTAACAACCCTGATTATCCATCATATGGATGTCGAGGTATAAAAGTTTGTGAGCGTTGGTTTGACTCATTCGAGAGATTTTACTTCGATATGGGACCTCGCCCAGAAGGTATGTCCATTGACCGCATTGACAATGACGGGAACTACGAACCGAATAATTGTCGTTGGGCAACAGCGGTTGAACAAGCGGGCAACAAGAGAAATAATTTGAATTTAACACACAATGGTATAACCCACTGTGCTGCAGAATGGTCCAGAAAACTAGGAGGTAACAAGATGTTAGTAGCTAATCGTATCGCCCGTGGATGGTCTGTTGAACAAACCCTTAAGGAAGTTTGATATGGACACAATCTTTGGATTGGTTATCGCAGTCATTATGACAGGTGATGCCGGTGAGCGTAAGGCTGGGGACACCTTCATTACGCTCACAGGAGCCTCTGAGAGCTATGAGACCTGTGTGAAGGTAGGGCAGGAGCAGACGAACGCTCTGGTGGCCTCTGGTGCCCCTCTGGTGGCCCTGTTTGCCTGCATTGAAATGGACCAGTCAGCAACATCAAGATTTGGGGAACCCCTATGAGCGACCTCTTCTATAACTACGACGACAAGCCTGCCCTGACTGTGCCTCTCTACAAGCGGGTGATGTGTGGCAATAACTGGTTCGGAGACCTGTTCTATAAGGTCTGGGGAGGATTGGAATGTATCTGTTGCGCGTTCTGGAGAGGTATGTTTATGGGTGGTGCGATTGGTGCAGTATCGGGTTTTATCGTTGGGTGGCTCCTGTGACAGAAGCCGAGAAAGACCTGTTGGATGAGATTTTTTTTGGGCGTCATGGCGTAGGTGATTTGGCCATTGACCAAGAACTCGTCGCTCTGAAACGGGAGGTTGACCCCAATGTGCCGACAGTCACGGAGTCTGAGTTCGCACGTCTGGTTGCCAAAGGTGAGAGTAAGGTTCAATCCTACATCAAGGCGTTTGGATACAACGGGACTGAACACTCAATGGATGTGTTTCAGGTCTATGCAACCAGAATTATGTCTCGGCCACGAGTCGGCAACTTGGTGCAGGACATCAAGGAGCGCGCCTACAAGCTAGCCCTCGAAGATGTCGGGACGCTGGTGGAGCAGTTGAATGAAGACCGCAAACTGGCCCGCGACCTCGGACAACCCTCGGCTGCCATTGCTGCAGTCAAGGTGAAGGCTTCACTCCTTGGCCTTGACCAGTCAACCACAAACACGACCAATATTGTCGTGAATATGAATGATGAACAGAAGTCGCAAATCTTGGACCGCATCGGACGCAGGTTGCGTTCCCCTGATGTCGTTGATGCAGAGGTCGTTGATGTCAAATAACCAGCAACTGGAAACGGAGCTTATCCTCGACGCTGCCCGAAATGACCTCTATAGCTATGCGATGCTACAGCACCCGAAGTTCATCCCGAATGAATTTGCGGAGGCTGTAGCATTTGAAATTCAAGAGGTGATGGAAGGCCGGAATGACCGATTGATTTTGGTTGCTCCGCCGCGAATGGGTAAAAGCTTGATGACCTCGGAGATTGCCCCGGCTTGGTTCTTGGGGAAGTTCCCGCGCAAGAAGATTATCGCAGCCTCGCACACAGCCACCCTCGCCGTTGACTTTGGGGGCAAGGTCAGGGACTACATCAGCACACCAACACACGAGCAAATCTTCGGTAGACCCGGCTCCTTGAACCGTAGCAAGGCTGCGGCAGAGAACTTCAGGACGCAGGCTGGTGGAGAATACTTCGCAGTCGGAGTCGGGGGCACACCTATCGGTAAGGGCGCGGACGTGTTCGTCATTGACGACCCTATCCGTAACCGCGCAGACGTGGAATCCCCAAAGCAACGTGAGGATATGAAGGCTTGGTATTCATCCTCGGTCCTCTCGCGGCTCGAAGGTCAGGGTGGCATCATCCTGATGCACCAGAGATGGCACCAAGACGACCTCGCAGGCTACCTTTTGCGTGAATATGCCGACGATGGTTGGCGTGTCGTCCATATGCCAGCCCTGATTGAGACACAGGAAGACAAGGACGTGGACTATCTGGGTCGAGACTTCGGTGAAAGCCTCGTCCCTCAGCTTCACAGCACCGAAAAACTGCTCCGTTTGAAGAAAACTATGCTGCACCGGGACTGGATGTCGATGTATCAGGGTCAACCTCACGATTCTGAGGGTGAAGAATTCACAAAAGACATGATTTTGCGCTATGAACAGGAGTCAATTGTGGTTCGGCAAAGTATGAACGTCTATATTGTCGTTGACCCGGCTGATTCGAAGAACAAATACTCGGATTACACCGCTATGGCGGTTATCGGGCTTGGTTCTGACGGGAACTACTACATCTTGGACCTCGTTCGTGAGAAACTGGACCTGAATGAGCGCACAAAGACCCTCCTCGACCTCCATCGGAAGTGGCGTCCCCTGTCTGTGTCCTATGAGAGCTATGGTGCGACGGCTGACATCCAGCATATCCAATATGTCCAGAATGAACAGAACTATCGTTTCCCAATCAACAAACTTGGGAACGCACCCGGTCAAAAGCTCAACAAGATTGAGCGGATTCGCAGAGTGATTCCTGATATGCTCAATGGTCGGTGGTATGCCCCTGACCATTTGGTCAAAATTGGTATGGATGGTCAAAAATATGAACCAATCGAGCTTTTGATTGAAGAAGAAATGCTCCCCTTCCCCAATAGTTCGAAGCACGACGATGCAATTGACGCTATATCTCGGGTTTATGACCTCAACCTCATATGGCCTTCAGGCATGAATAGAGTCACTAATGGAGTCAGTAACCAGAAGGATAAGGGAAAAGTTTCGCCTTGGTGACTGGTGACTCAAATAAAGCTTGACTCCCCCCACAACCTGTGCTACACTTACGGAAATGAGACCTCTCACGCCTTCGGACTGGTAACGGTCGTGTAATGGGCTATAATGGTCGGGCGCACCCAGAGAGGTCACTCACATGCCATCGAGTAAGAATTATGTCCGAGATCTAAAGCAAGAAGCGAAGACCGCTACTGCTCGTGGTGACGACACAAAAAACAAAAATCGCAAACAGGCTGAACGCACCTACGAGAAGGCTCGCGGGAAGTGTAGTGGTGACGTTGATCATAAGAATCGTTCGACATCGAACAACTCACTATCTAACCTACGTTGTGTCCCAGCTTCGAAAAATCGTTCAATTGATAGGAAGGGTCAAGGTAAAAAATATGACACTTCCAAAAAAAGAGGTTGAGTGTAGATGCTGCGGTAAGCATCTGGTTGGTCAGCAAAGAATATATTGCTCTAAGGTGTGTTCAATTGAACATAAAAACGCAGTTGTTGATAATGGTCTAAAGTGTTTATATTGTGGCATATCTCTCAATGGTATACAACGTAAATATTGTTCTGGTAACCACAAAAATTCTGCCAACCATAAAATAAATGGCTACAAGTATCATAATAGATATAGGTCTAAAGACCCCAAGTCCTTTATCAACGCACTGTTGGGTTTCTACAAAAGACGAGATACCTTAAGTTTAGATTTCGTGTTTTCCATTTACGAAAAGCAAAACGGATCATGTGCGTTAAGTAAAGTACCCATGACGCATATTGTTGGGTTAGGTAAGATAACAACTAACATATCAATTGATCGAATTGATAGTGATCTTGGATATGAAGAATCTAACGTTCAACTTGTTTGTGTTATGGCTAATAAAATGAAGCAGGATATGACGAATGACGAATTCAAATATTGGATTGCTATGCTTCATGCAAACCTATGACCACAATACAAGCAACAACAAGTTGTCCAATCTCCGTTGTCAGACGGTATCCAAAAACCGTTCATTTGCTAGAAACAAAAACGCTGGAAGAAAGTAATCATGGCTGACGACCTTCTTAAAGCGGCAGAGCGTCAGATTGACGAACACTACGACGACCTCGCCGGTTTCGTAATGAAGTCGTTTCATCGAGCCAAGATGCACCGTGACAATATCGGGATCACGGAAACGATTCAGGATTGCCTGCGTCGGTTTCGTGGTAAGTATACACTTGAAGAAAAAGAGAAGTTCGGTGGTATCTCGACCTATCGGGGTATGACCGGAATGCTTGTCAGAGCGGCGTTCTCGTGGTTGAAGGATGCCTACTTCAACGCACAGGACAAGCCTTGGACATTGGAACCGACGCCAGAGCCGGAGCTTCCAGAGTCACTCCAAGCAGAACTGGATGAAGCTATCAACATCCAGTTGCAACAGGCTTTCCAATCAGGCATGGTTGGGGGCGGTCTAGCATCCGAAACACGCAGTATGATTAAGCAACTGCGCAACACTGCCTCTCAGATGGCGCTTGATTTTGCGACCGAGAGTTCCAAAGGTATGTCCAAGGTCATTGAAGATCAACTCTTGGAGGCCAATTTCCGGGATGTTCTTTCTGAGCACCTCTTGGATATCTGTATCTACCCTTATGCCGTCCTCAAAGGTCCGGTTATTCGCCGCAAGAAGATTCCCGTCTGGAAGAAGAATCGTTACTCCTTCAAGACTGAAGCTCGCTATTATGTGGACCGTGTTGACCCCAAGAACTTTTATCCCTCGCCAGACAGCACCAATACTCAAGACGGTGAGTTCATTATCGAAATAATGAACATGTCGAGGGCACGTTTGAATGAAGCAAAGAAGATGAAAGACTTCTTTGAAGATGCTATTAATTTGGTGATCGACGAAGCCGATCACAAATACTCCCGTCAAGCTGGTCTGCGTGTAGACGATAACGAGCAAACTGATTTAGATGGTGTTGGTCGCAACTCGACAACCACTGACGGGAGTATTTACGATGTATACGAGTACAACGGACGTATCCCCGGCGAGTATCTCCTTGAGTTCCTTGGCTTGGAGGAGAAGGTTGATACAGCCCGTGACAATTTTGGAACCGAAGTCCAGACGGACTGGGGGTCCATTGACCCCTATGAAGATTACGAATCCACAATTTGGGTCTGCAACAACGTGGCTATTATGTCACATCTGCATATAAAATTCCAAACTCGATTTACGGCGAGTCCTTGCCGATTGTTGTTGCCGATCTTCAGGATGAACTGAACGCTGCAGCCCGGTCGCGTATTTACAACACAGGGATGTCGGCTGGACCGATTGTCGAAGTGGATGTGTCCCGCTTCCCGGATGGTACGGTCCCAGAGTCAATTCACCCGTGGTCGGTCTATACCGTGACCACGAACTCTGCGCAGAACAACAATTCTGCCCCTGCCATTCGGTTTACAAACATCCCGAACGTCTCTCAGAACCTGACTGCGGTGATGGAAGAAGTATGGGATAAGGCGCACCGCATCTCCGGTATCCCGCCTTACATGTATGGTGATAGTGCTGGTGCAGCACCAACGCTCGGCGCGTTTTCACTGCAGTATGCGGGGGCGACGAAGGGTATCAAGACTATCATCAGCAATATCGACAATGATATTGTCGAAAAGCTGATTCAGCAGATGTATTATTACAACATGCACTATCACGAAGATGAGACCATCAAGGCTGATGCACAGGTTAATGTTCGTGGTGCCGCCGGTCTCATTGCTCAAGAGCAACGTCAAGCTCGTCCCTTGGAACTCCTGCAGGCTCTCGGACCCATCCTCGCGCAACTTCAGCCTGAGACGGCTCTGGCTCTGGCTAACGAGACGCTCTATGAAAGTGGCTACTCTTTGGATACGCTGGGTAAATCCGGTGCAGCCAAAGAGGCGTCCAACAAGTTGATTGGGAACTCGAACCCCCCGCAACCTGATGGACGAAGCGGTAATGTTGAAGCTCAATTGGCCGGTGGACAACTGCCTGCTCAAAGTCAAGGTCCGGTATAATGAAATCGAAGACACTCACTCTGTTCCCGTCGCAAGACCAGACCATCAGCAACATTTCTGCTGAGTTTGCGGTCACTGGTGGCACCTACATGCTCTTGGTCAAAGGCATGAAGGTTGGCGATCAGATGCTTATCGAGTTTGAGATGGGTGATATGGATTGTGACCCGGTTTGGGCACCTCTGGTTGATTGTAATGGTCAAGTCAAACTCGTATATCCGAAATCATTCCTCCTC